TCTCTAACTTCTAACTTAAATAAAATATATATTTCATTATCTTACGCCCCTCGCGCGTGTACGCGTGCGCGCACGCGAGGCATATTGCAACCCTACACAAAACGGAAAGTTAGGGGCTAGAAGCTAGGAGGGAATTTTGCCGTGTTGGAAAAAGATATTACCGCCGCTATCATGCGGTACCTGAAGACCGTGCCTGGGTGTTTTTGCTGGAAACAGCATGGCGGCCAATTCGGGACAGCCGGTCTGCCGGATGTGATCTGTTGTATCCGGGGGCATTTCGTGGCTTTTGAGGTCAAGACCCCGGAGGGTAGGTTGACCAAGTTGCAGGAGGTCACGATTGCGAAAATCCAGGCTGCCGGGGGTGTGGCCCATAAAGTGACCGGCGTGCAAGAGGTCAAAGAGATACTATCATCACTAGAGGAGGATGTGTTTGAATAAAAAGGAACTGTCCCAGCTGTACTGGCTGAACCGGGAAATAGAGGAGCAGCAGCGCAGGCTGGCGGAACTGGAGAGTCTCGCCACCTCCTGCGCCTACCAGATCACGGGCATGCCGAAGGGCCGGGGCGTCGATGACAAGCTGGCAAAGTATGTGGCTGAGATTGCCGACCTGCGGAGCTTGATTGACCTGAACATCAAGAAATGCTTCTATGAGCTCAATCGGCTGAACCGGTATATCAATTCGTTGGAAGACAGCCTGATCCGCCAGATACTGTCGTTGCGGTACATCAACAGGCTCTCATGGCTGCAGATCGCTTTTTCGGTGGGCGGGAACAATACAGCTGATGGTGTACGTAAGGCCCATGACAGATTTTTAGCTTCTCAGTAAAGTTGTCCGTTTTGTCCGGTTTAGGTGTGGTATTATGGTACTGTTGAAAATTTGCGAAGAGGCATCCGCGTAAACCCCCGTGGGTGTCTCTCTTTTTGTGGAGGAAATGTTTATGCCCCATAAGCCCAAGAAGCCCTGCGCCTACCCCGGCTGCCCTAAGCTGACGGACGGCAGGTTCTGCGAGGCCCACGCCAAGCAGGACGCACAAGAGTACGAACGATATCGGCGTGACCCGGAAACCCGGAAACGCTACGGTTATGAATGGCGGCGGATTCGTTCCCGCTATATCGCAGCACATCCACTGTGTGAACAATGCGCCGCTGCCGGGCGGCTTACCCCGGCACGGGAGGTGCATCACATCCTACCGCTGTCAAATGGCGGCACCCATGCAGAGGATAACTTGATGGCACTATGTACGCCCTGCCACTCCGGGTTTACGTTGGCGGAGAACAACCGGCGCCGGGGGTAGGGGGATGAAAATCTCACCCGATCCCACTTTTTGACAACGGCGTGGGGTATCGCGCGAAAAGTCGCGCTTTCAAACAGGGTATATAGACCGAGGAGGAAAACGTATGGCGAAAGACGGCACAAACAGGGGCGGGGCGCGGATCGGTGCCGGGCAGAAGAAAAAGCCCCTAGCCGAAAAAATACAGAACGGCAATCCGGGCCGCCGCCCGTTGGAGGTGGTATCCTTTCCATCGGCGGACTTGTCCGGGGCGGACATGCCGACGCCGCAGAAGTATCTGGCGACAAAGCAAAAGGATGGCGGCACCACCATTGCCGTGGAGGTATACGAGAAAACATGGCACTGGCTGAAAGAGCGCGGTTGCGCCCATTTGATCCCGCCGCAGGTGCTTGAAAATTACGCGCAGACGGTTGGTCGCTGGGTACAATGCGAGGAGGCTATCAGCGCATACGGATTTTTGAGCAAGCACCCAACCACCGGGGCGCCGATCCCGTCCCCCTTTGTTTCCATGAGCCAGTCTTTTATGAAGCTGGCCAACAACCTGTGGTATCAGATTTATCAAATCATGCGGGAAAACTGCTCTACGCCTTTCGAGGGGAAAAGCCCGCAGGACGATGTGATGGAACGGTTATTGACCGCCCGGCGCGGAAATTAAAACATAATTTTGAGAAAGGAAATCCAAGATGAATATTAAGCAATTCGCGTTGAAGGACATCCACCCATACGAGCGCAACCCGCGCAAAAATGATAAGGCGGCGGAGGCGGTGGCAGAGAGTATCAAGCAATATGGCTTTCTCGTCCCCCTCGTTCTGTCCACCGAACATGAAATCATCGCCGGTCACACCCGCTACAAGGCGGCAAAGGCGCTGGGGCTGAAAACCGTCCCCTGCGTCATTGCCGACGAATTGACCGAGGAACAGGTGCGGGCCTTCCGGCTGGTGGATAACAAGGTGGGAGAAATTGCTGAGTGGGACGTGGAACTGCTCCCGCTGGAATTGGCTGATATTGCTGCCGATATGAGCGTTTTCGGTTTCGACATTGTCACCGAGGAGGCGTTCGGGGATTCCTTCACCTTGAACGATGGCGAAAAAAAGCCTTTTCAGCAAATCAGCCTGACCTTACACGATAAGCAGGCCGCATTGCTCCACGCCGCTATCGCCCATGTTTATGCAAAAGAGGAGGTTTCTGAAACCTTCGGCAATGAAAACAAAAACGGAAACGGTATCTATGAGGTGGTGCGACAATGGGCCGAGCGAAAGAAATTACCCTTAGAGTGATTCCCGCCACGGTCGCCACGCCCTTTATCAAACGGCACCATTACAGCGGCAAAGTGGTAAACAACAGCAGCCTGCATTTCGGGGTATTCCTCGACGGGCGTCTCCACGGCGTCATGTCCTACGGGCCGAGCCTCGTCAAAGCCCACATTATCGGTCTGGTGGCCGGAACCGGCTGGAACGATTATCTTGAACTCAACCGTATGGCCTTTGACAGCTATTTGCCCCGCAATTCCGAGAGCCGGGCCATTTCTCAAAGTATCAAGCTGCTCAAGCGCCACGCGCCCCACATCAAATGGATCGTGAGCTTTGCCGACGCCTGCTCCTGCGGCGACGGGGCTATCTACCGGGCCAGCAATTTTATTTTGACCGGGATCAAAGAAAACGAGGGACTTTTCCTGTTGCCGGACGGTTCTGTGATTCACAAGCTGACGTTGGAATCCCAGCCAAATTTGCCCCGTCCGGAATTGGGAGGTCGTTCCTTTTTCGACGTGACGAACGGAAAATTCTCTGTTAAAAAGTATCTGGAAGCGGCGGGAGCCGTATTGCTCCCCGGCTATCAGCTGCGGTATATTTATTTTATCGACAAGAACAAACGGAAAGATTTAACCGTCCCGGAGATTCCGTTTTCTCGCATTGACGAGCTCGGTGCTGGTATGTACCGGGGCGAAAAAATAACGCTGGCAGAGCGGCATATAGGCAAGGAGGCGTGAGTATGGGCCGGGCTATGGATATATCGATGAAGGTCATACCGGGAACGGTGGCCGCCCCGTTTATGCGGGCACACCATTACAGCGGCACTATCGTCAATAATAGCGTTCTGCATTTCGGCGTCTTCTTGGATGGACGTCTGCACGGGGTGATGTCCTACGGCCCCAGCCTCGACAAATCAAAACTGATCGGGCTGGTGGAGGGTACGGGCTGGAACGAATTTCTCGAACTCAATCGCATGGCGTTTGACAGCTACTTGCCCCGCAATTCCGAAAGCCGGGCCATTTCCATGAGCCTCAAACTCATCAAGAAACACGCCCCGCAGGTCAAATGGGTGGTGAGCTTTGCCGATGCCTGTTCCTGCGGTGACGGTACAATCTACCGCGCCAGTAATTTCATATTGACCGGGATCAAAGAAAACCTCAACCTCTGCGTATTGCCGGACGGCACCCGCGTACATAAAATGACGCTGGCAAGCAACCCCACCAGTCCGCGCAAGGAACTGGGCGGGCGGACGTTCTTTGATGTGACTGGGGGGCGGTATAACTTTATGGATTATGTCAAGGCGGCGGGGGCGACGATCCTGCCGGGCTTTCAGCTTCGGTATGTATACTTCATTGACCGCGAATCCATAAAAGGGCTGACGGTTCCGATTATCCCGTTTTCCAAAATCGACGAGCTTGGCGCCGGGATGTACAAGGGGGAAAAGGTGACGCTGGCCGAGAGGCATATCCCCGGTGAAGGGCAGGAATAAAAAAGGCAAAAAATGAGTCAGAAACTTTTTAAAAAGGCTTGCTTTTTATGAGGTGGTCGAGTAACATCCAGTCACTTCATAGAAGGAGGCAACCACCATGACAAAGTATTACGCGGAAAAACTGATAACCGCCTACGAGTTGCATATCCTACGGGGCTGGAACTACAACCAAGTCAAGGAGCATTACGGATTCGGGAAAGCGGTCAACGACCATATCCGTGCCATGTTCAACCGCTTTGTAAAAACCGGCGTGGCATTGCAGGATGTGCGGGACTTCCTCGGCGGCAATTATCTGCAATCCGCAAAGGCGCTTGAATACTATATCCGGTTCGTGGGCGAACGCAATCGCCAAATCTACGGACGACAATTAGCGGAGGAGCTTGGGGTATACGACATTGAAAGGTTACAAAATATGCTGCGTGGTCTAACCGTAACCGCCCCCGACCTCCTGCACTATACCGATACCCACGGCATGGACTGCTTGACGATAAAAATATAGCCAATACACTGGGAGCCTTTGCGGAGGCTCTTTTTTTGTGCGCGGGTAGGTTAATGACAGACCGCCCATCCTCCGATGGGAAGAGGCGGTTCAATTCCGTCCTCCGCGCTCCAACTATGAAAGGCCAACATGGACAGACAGAAAATCAATCCAGTGCCGTTAAAAAAGACCCGGAACCGGGATGTTTTTGTGCCGTGAGCCTTGCACTTTCAGGGTGTGTCGGCTAATCTGTGTCACACCAAAATACAAGGAGGTTGCATTCTGTGGCAAAATTTCAGTTGGGCAGACTTTATTGTACGGCAGGCGCCGCCCTAAAAGACGACACGCCCGAATTTGACTCGTTTGTTTGGCAGGCGTTGGCGCGCTACACAGAGGGAGATTGGGGCGAATTGTCCACGGGCGACAAGGCGCAGAACGACGCGGCTATAGCCGATACCGACGGCGGGCGTATCCTTGCCGCTTATGAAAACAAAAAGCACCCGGCATGGAAAATCTGGATCATCACCGAGTCCGACCGCAGCGTTACGACGGTACTGTTCCCGGATGAGTATTGAGGAGGACGGCAAGATGAATGAACATAACAAAGCGTTTTTAGAATGGTTATCCGGGACGGATGGCAGCGCCTTTCCATGCAAGGCGGACAGCTATCATATCACGCTGATCCGGGTACAGAAAAATGCAGACTTTGACTATCTGTATTGCCAGCGGCAATACAAGGGTGCCGGGATCGAGCGCGGGGACAATTTCGAGTACGCTGGGATTTATTGTAAGCATGGCGGGCTGGTTTATGACGGACAATATGTCATCCGTGATTTGGCGCCGGAGCCGGGCGAGTTTGAAACACGTAGCGCAGAGGCTTTGACCAAAATCTTAAAGGCGGATGTCTGCCGGACGGTTGAGGACGTTGTCGGCAATGACCGCAACAACCTGTGCATTACCGAAATTTCCGACGCACGGCGGCTGGAGCAGCTTTCGAGTTTTCCAAAATACGCAGCGGCAGGCATGGCGCGGAACCACTATCTCTACAGCGAGTTTGAGGACTACGGTTTCCTATATAAATGCCATTATTCCCCCGATACCTGGACGGAAGATAGCCTGCTGGCCTACATCCTCGACCCTGCCGGGTACGCTGCCGCAGAAGCGGCGGCATATATCGACAGCCACCAGGAAGATATGCTAGCCGCCTTTTTAGAGGGAGACATGATTACGGCGGAATATGCGGCGATACGGGCAAATCCGCTGAACCCCGTCCTCCGTGTCAAGCGGATCATGGCGGCGGTGAGTGCCTCCTCTGCCAAGACAGTCACGGTCACCATCTGCAAGGACGACATGGATTTCTCTTTCAAGGCCGAGGCAGACCAGTTTCGCCGGGATTGCAGCAGCCATTACAGTGACTGGAACATCGTGGCGGCGGATCGCCGGGAGTTTGCGCGGCTGTTCGGGCGCAGTGCCCAATACGGGCCGGAGGACATTCTGCGCATAGAATATGCCCGCGCGGTGCTTTATCAAGCGGAGGAGGTGCCGGTATGAAGGAATATTTGAAAATCGGCAGCTACACGCCCGCTGCTAACGACGTCCCGGAGGTTATTGAGCGGGAATTTTATGGGCAGGGCATGATTTTCAAGGATGAGGAGGCATATACCTACCATTGCGACAAACCCTGCTACATCCCGGAGCTTTCCGACACGGTATACACCAGGCAGGATTTTATCCATCTCTGCGGCGGGCGCTGGGATTTGGCGTGGGAATGTTTCAACGCGGTTGACTGGCAGCATCCCGAAACCTGGGTGGAAGAACAATTCGTCAACGGCGAATGGGACGAATGCACGGCTTGCGCGCATTTTTATGACCGTTACGCCAACCCGGCCCCCTGTGAAAAATGCAAAGGTCCGCTGGAATATGAAGTGGGGCGGGTATCGCGGGACGGCATTATGAAGGTCACACCGGATATGCTCCGACAGATCATTGACACCCGCCAGCCGCTGGGTCTGTTCTATCGGAAAGCGGGCCGCCGCTGCTACGTCGGCGTGGACAATACCACCGGCGACGCCTGGACGGAGGAGTTTTCCAGCCTACGCCGCTGTAAGCGGTGGCTGTTGCATCCATGCTTGGGGGCTGACGGAAACGAGGTATGATGTATAGTTAAAATTTCTTTTAATTTTTTCGCTTTTCAGCTTGTCTTTCCGGGTGTGGTTGGGTAACATCCAGTCACACAAAACGAAGGGAGCAATTTTACATGACCGGTACACACATGACACAAAAAGACTACACCAAGCTCGAAGAATACGCCCGCGCCCTGGTAGGCCGTTGTGACAGCAGTACAGTATTGACCGACGAGGAGGCCGCTATCCTGGTAAACAGGGAGTTTGGCTTCGAGGCATCCAAAATAGAGGTGCTCCACGAAGCGGAGCTTGACCGTACTGAACCGGGCGCCCGCTACGTCAAGACCGAGCAGGTGCCGCGCCCACCCATGTATGCTGCCACCGACTGGAACTACGTCCACTTCAACGTACACTGCGCCCCGGCTACCTGGTATTATGAGATGATCAACGCCCAGCTTTATCAGGTTTGCATATAGGGCGACGGTGCGAAACAAATAACCGGGCAAAGGGCTTCTTCGGAGGCTCTTTCTCTTTGTTGAAGAACCTTCTGTTCTTTTTTTACTGAAAAGGAGGCCGCCCCCATGCGAAAACTGCGCAGCTACAAACCTACGCCCTTCATGGCGGCGGGTTCCAGCTACAACAAACAGCTGGCGGATAATGCCGTCGCCTTCATCAACTGCCTGCGCCATACCAAAGGTGAGTGGTACGGCCAGACCTTTGATTTAATCGACTGGCAGGAGCGGATTGTCCGCGACCTGTTCGGGGTCGTAAAACCCACCGGCTACCGGCAGTTTAACACGGCGTTTGTGGAGATCGCAAAAAAACAAGGTAAGTCAGAGCTTGCCGCCGCCATCGCGCTGCTGCTCACCTGCGGCGACAACGAATACGGCGGCGAAATATATGGCTGCGCTTCCGACCGCCAGCAGGCGTCGATTGTCTTTGACGTGGCCTGCGGCATGGTGGAGCAGTGCCCCGCACTCCGCGCCCGGATCAAACCCATGATTTCTCAAAAGCGGCTGGTATACAAACCGCTAAACAGTTTTTATCAGGTATTATCCGCCGAAGCCTACACCAAGCATGGGTTGAACGTCCACGCCGTCGTATTCGACGAGTTGCACGCCCAGCCCAATCGCCAGCTATACGACGTGATGACCCACGGCTCCGGCGACGCTCGGAAACAGCCGCTGTATTTTCTCATTACCACGGCTGGCAATGATACCAACTCCATCTGCTACGAGGTACATCAAAAGGCCGAGGATATTCTCGCCGGACGCAAACGTGACCCGGCATTTTACCCGGTCATATACGGCGCCAAAGAGAGCGAAGACTGGACAGACCCGAAGGTCTGGCGTAAAGCCAACCCCTCTCTCGGCATTACCGTGGAGGTAGAAAAGCTCCGGGCGGCCTGCGAGAGCGCCAAGCAGAATCCCGCCGAAGAAAACCTGTTCCGGCAGCTCCGGTTATGCCAATGGGTAAAGCAGGCCGTCCGGTGGATGCCAATGGAAAAGTGGGACGCCTGTGCGTTTGCAACAGATCCCGCCGCCCTCCGGGGCCGGGCCTGTTATGCTGGGCTTGACCTTTCCTCCACTACCGATATAACGGCTTTCGTACTGGTATTCCCACCACAGGAGGCGGACGACAAGTATATCATTCTGCCGTTCTTTTGGCTCCCGGAGGAAACGTTGGGGCTTCGGATACGGCGGGATCATGTGCCGTATGACCTGTGGGAAAAACAAGGATTTCTCAAAACTACCGAGGGAAACGTAGTGCATTACGGCTTTATCGAGACAGCTATTGAAGAACTCGGCACGGTTTACAACATCTGGGAGATTGCCTACGACCGCTGGGGCGCCACACAAATGATACAGAACCTCGAAGGGCTTGGCTTTACCGTGGTTCCGTTCGGGCAGGGCTTCAAGGATATGTCCCCCGGCACAAAGGAGCTTATGCGCCTGACCCTGGAGGGCAGTATCGCCCACGGCGGCCACCC